GATCCTCTAACCGACGGCAAACGCGCACCATATATTTTAACCATTGACGAGTCCAGTAGTAAAGTGCTGGCTCTTTACAGAAACTGGGAAGCCGGAGATGAGAAACTTGAAAAAATGGACTGGTATGTCGAGTTCAAGTTTATTCCTTGGCGGGGCGCTTATGCTATTGGTCTGCCTCAGCTTATTGGTGGTCTGTCTGCTGCTCTCACCGGTTCTCTTCGCGCTCTTATGGATGCCGCGCACATTAACAACAGTCAAACAATGCTTAAACTCAAGGGTGGACGCATTGGTGGACAATCTGATCGTATTGAACCTACTCAGGTAGTTGAGATTGAAGGAGCACCTGGCGTTGATGATGTACGTAAGATCGCAATGCCAATGCCGTTTAACCCACCATCAAGTGTATTGTTTAGTTTACTCGGTTGGTTAACAGACGCAGCTAAGGGTGTTGTTACTACATCTGAAGAAAAAATTGGTGATGCTAACAATAACATGCCAGTGGGTACAACTCAGGCATTGATTGAACAAGGCGCTAAGGTATTCTCAAGCATTCATGCTCGTTTACATCGTAGCCAAGCTAAGTCCCTTAAAATTATTTCTCGTATCAACCATTGGTACTTGGATGAAATGGACAACGAGTCCGGTCAAGAAATTGAAATTCGTGATTTTGCGTACAACAATGACGTACGGCCAGTTTCAGACCCTAACATTTTTTCTGAAACACAACGTTTGGCTCAAAACCAAGCTATTCTTCAGATGGCAACTACTGCGCCTCCAGGAATGTTTGACATGCGGGCAGTATACAAACGAATTTTAGACCAACTTAAAGTTCCTGCAATCCAAGAAGTACTGCCAAACCCAATGGGTGTCACTGAATCTAACCCAGCTCTTGAAAACGTAGCAATGACTATGGGTAAACCAGCAGCAGCCTACCCAGATCAAGACCATATTGCCCATATTAAGTGCATTTAGAGTACGCAAACAACCCAGCATACGGCGGAAGTCCTGTTATTGGGCCTACATTTACCCCGCTTGCTTTACAGCACATAAAACAGCACTTAACATTACATTATTTACAATCTATGCGTTCTTATGTAGCACAAGCAGCCAACGGTAAAGATGTACTTGAGTTGCATCAAGAAAGAGCACTAGATATTGAGGCCCAACAGGCATTGGCATTGGCATCTCAGATGGTTAGTGCGGATTCTCAGCAAACAATGGCACCATATGTACAGCAAATCCAAGGATTAGTACAAAAAGTAGCTCAAGCAACACAGCAACAGCAACAAAATGCTATGATGGCTGATCCTACCGCTCAAGTTCTGCTTAAAACAGATGGCGGAGACACAACGCAAGCAAGCTGAATCTCAGGCCTCTATGCAACTTGAACAACAAAAAGATCAACAAAACTACCAGCTTAAAATTGCAGAATTACAGCAAAAAGTACAGGAATTGCAAGCTAAGTACCAAGTTCAGACCAACATTGACAACCAAAAGAACGCAACTCAAATTGCTATGGCCAATATCAACAATGCTGCTAAAGAACGGGTTGCTACAATCCAAATTGGCGGTCAAATGAGTCAACAACAGGCTCAGCTTGAACATGAGCAAGATTTAAACGCTGTGCAAGCTATTCAAACAGCGGAGGCTGACATTCGGCAGCATGGAATTACTGTGCAACAACAAGCATTTGAGCAACAGGCCCAACAAACCCAAGCTGCGATTGCCCAACAGCAGGCACAACAACAAGCAGCAATGCAAGCACAGCAAAATCAACAAGAAATGCAGATGGCAGCTCAACAGCACGTTCAGGGCCTACAACAAGCAGACCAGCAACATGCTCAGCAACTACAGCAAAACGATGAACAGCATCAGCAAGCATTACAGCAAGCAGCAGCACAACCACCAACAACACCCCCAACAGGAGCAATCTAAATGGCAATTAAAAAACAAAGCGGTGAATTAGGTTTTCGCCAGACTTACAAACAAACTGGAGCTCAAGGCTTTGGTGGCGGTCCCGGAGAAAAAACCATTGACGCAGGCCCATCTGGCTCACAGCGCCCTAACAATGCAGTAAAAGGCAAACCAGCCCGTTCAAGCAAAGTTGGCCCAGATAAAAACCTTAACGACATTGGCGGCGGAAACTTTTATTAAACAATTTAGGGCGGAAACGTCCTTTTGTTTGCATTAGTAAGATTATGAAAGACTTTATCAGCGAAATTATCGGTCGTGTAAAGACTGAGCAAAATTCAATAGCTGAAACCGTCACAGCTGGAATGAATGTCAATTCCTTTGATGATTATCAACGGTTAGTTGGTAGACACGAAGGATTTAAGATGGTACTTGACATTATTAACGAAATATTGACGGAAGACGAAGAAGACCTGTAGAGGTTAAGGAGAGCAGCCGAATGGCAGCGTACGCATTTGATAGTAGAAGTAAAGATGAACCAGATTTAAGATCAGAATCGGAATGTTTTCCCGAAATTGACCCTGGTTTAGATGTTGCTGGAGACAGAGTACTTGTTCAATTACGCAGGGAAAAAAGCACCAGCAAGGGCGGAATCATCTTAGTTGATGAAACCAGACAGACATTACGTTTCAATGAAACCGTGGCTAAAGTAATCCAAGTTGGACCTTTAGCATACAAATCACCAGAAGACTTAACCCCATGGATCGAAGGTCCTTGGTGTAAAGAAGGTGACTTAGTTCGCACCATTAAATACGGCGGCGATCGGTTTGTTGTACAGCCAGACGACGAAGGATCACCAGTGGTCTTTATTACGTTGCAGGCGCGTGAAATCATTTCTCGCATTAAGTCGTTTGAGTATGCGCAGAAAATGAAATCGTTTGTAGATTAACTTTTGTAAAAAAGAAAGCATAGCATGGCAGATAATGAAAAGAAAGACGTTCCTATCAAGGAACAAGCAGATGGCTCAGTAATAGCCAAAGTCGAAGTTCCAGAAGAAATAACGGAAGAAAACTTAAAAGAAGGTGGTAAAGTAGAATCCGTCAAAAAGAATGATGACGAGGACGACGAAGACGCCCAAAATGCCGCAGATGATGACGCTGCCGCAGAAGAAGGCGAAACAGACGAAGAGCGTGAAAGAATTCGTGAAGCCAGACGTGAAGAACGTAGGCTAAAGAAAGATCTTAAAAAACAACGCGATATCTCTGCTAAAAACAAGATTAACTCGCTTGAGCGACGTAACGAAGAACTAGCTAAACGCTTAGCAGCGGTAGAAAACACCGCAGCATCATATCAGTTTGCACAGATTGACAAAGCAGTGGAGGACGAATCCACTAGAGTCGAATACGCAAAAATGAAGATGCTACAAGCAGCACAAGCTGGCGACGTTTCAGCTCAAATGGAATTTTTAGAACAGTTAACAGACGCTAAGCAACGTCTTAACCAAGTTCAGCATTATAAAAAACAACAACTCGAGCAGGCTAAGTCACCAAAGCAAAATGTACCAAATCAGTTAACTGAAGATGTACAAAAAAATGCTACTAAATGGTTAAAGAAACATTCTTGGTACGACCCACAGGCTCGGGATACAGATAGTAGAATTGCCAAAGTAATTGACCAAGAACTCGCAGCAGATGGTTGGGATCCGAGTGATTCTGATTACTGGGAAGAGTTAGATAATCGTTTGCAGTCCCGTTTACCCCATAGATATACATCTAAAGGTGGCGCACAAAAACGTGGTGGACCAACGGCTTCAAGTCGTGTGTCTAACACAACATCAGCGAAGCCAAATACAATCACGTTAAGTCGTGAGCGTGTTCAGGCAATTAAAGATGCTGGTTCATGGGATGATGTAGAAAAACGAAACAAAATGATCCGGGCTTATGCCTCGTATGATCGCGAAAATAAAGGTTAATTATCATGGCAAATACAAGAATAAAACGTGACTTAGACGACCGGTTGGCCGACAGAGCACAAGAAGTAATGACCCGTACAGAAGTTACGGATCCAGACAGTAAAGCACGTCGCGAACGCCTTGATGCGTTTAGAGACAAGTGGGCAAATAGTGCGTTGCCAGATTTACCCGGCGGTATTATTCCGGGATTTCACTTGTGTTGGTTATCAACAACCAATACTTACGACAGTATCGACAAACGTATGGCATTGGGTTATGAGCCAGTTAAAGCTTCGGATTTAGGTAAAGGCTTTGAAGGACTAGGCAAGATGAACGCAGGCAAGTTTGAAGGCTGTATTAGTTGTAATGAAATGGTTCTCTTCAAGTTACCAGAAGACATTTACCAAGAAGTAATGCGTATGCTCCACCTTGAGGATCCCCTCGAGCACCAAAAAAATATCACTGCTAACGTACGTGAGACTGCTTTGGGTAATAAGGGCGGGCGTTCAGTCTTGGAAGGTGGTACTCTGGAAATGGAAAAGGAAACCGCAAGAGCGAATAATAAAAACATTCGTTTTCAATAACAATCTTCAAAAAAAAACAAAGGATAAATAGACTATGTCTACAGTATTTCAACCCTTTGGCATGAAGCCTAGTTTTCATCCTAGCGGTTTAGACCGTTCGGTTCCATTCGCTGGAACGAACAGCTTTACTGTTGGTACTCCAAACTTTAGTGCTCCTTACTCGTTAAGCTCTGGTCAGTCATTTTTCCAGTACCAACCAGTAGGAATCACTTCTTCAGGCCAATTAACTATTGCTGCTACCGCAGCTGCAACAACCCCTGTTTATGGCGTTTTCGACGGTGTAGAATATACAACCGCTGAAGGCCGTCGTACTTTAGGCAAATCAATCTCCAAGGCTTCCTTAGACGCTGCTTCAGCTATTGTTTTTTGGATCTTCCAAGACCCAGAAATCGTATATGAAATCCAGTGTGGCGCTCCAGTAACTTCTGGTGCTATTGGTTCAGAGTATAACTTCTCTGCAACTTCTGGCTACACTACTGCTGATGGTTATACCATTGGTACAGGTGGTGCAGGCTTCTCCACTACGGCTATCGCCAATAGTGCAGTTGCTTCTGGTNCACAAGGTCAAGTTCGTGTAGTTGGTCTCGGTCGTGAAGTAGCGTATCCATCTGGTTCTTTAAACAACTGGAATGATGCTTATACAATCGTTCAAGTACAGATTGCCAACAACACATTCCGCGCTCCCAAGGTCTCGGTTTAATTAACAACGAAAGGAAATAGCAATGGCAACTCCAATGCGTAGTACAGACTTTCGTGCGGTAGTCGAACCGATTATCAACGAAGTCTTTGATGGTGTTTACGAACAACGTGCTGACGAATGGAAAGGCTTTGTAGAGCAGATCCAGGGTATNCCACGTAACTATCACGAAGAAGTAATGTTGTTTGGTATGAACGCAGCTCCTGCAATGCCTGACGGCACTCCAGTTAGCTACGATCAAGGCGGTACTTTGTACATCACCCGTTTTATTTATCAAATCTATGGCTTGGCTTATGCTATGACCAAAGTTTTGATGGAAGACGGCGATCACATCCGTATCGGTAGCACTTTCGCTAAACACTTGGCTCAGTCAATGATTGAAACCAAAGAAACCCTCTGCGCTAACTTGTTGAACTTTGCGTTCACAAGCGGCTATGTAGGCGGCGACGGCGTAACCTTGATCAACACTGCACACCCTATTGCTAACGGTCAAACGTTCAGCAATCAGTTGAGCACTGCTGCTTCATTGTCACAAACTTCAGTAGAGCAGATGCTTATTCAGATCCGTTCAGCCATTGACAACAATGGTAAGCGTATCCGTCTAAAAGCTGATCAGTTAGTTGTTCCTCCAGCACTTGAGTTCCAAGCAGAAGTAATTCTGAAGTCGGTTCTCCGTTCTGGTACAGCTGACAATGATCTCAACCCAATCAAATCCACGGGCATGTTGCCTAAGGGCACCCATGTTGTAACTCGTTTGAGTTCCAGCAAGGCTTGGTGGGTTCAGACCGATGCTGAGAATGGTCTAATGCTCGTAATGCGTCGTCCAATGGAGAAATCCATGGAAGGAGATTTCGAAACAGACAGCATGCGTTATAAAGCTACCGAGCGCTATGCGACCGGCTGGCATGATGCACGTAACGTTTATGGTACCGCAGGTTTGTAATCCAAACCTTTGTAATAACAAAAAAGCCGCCCACAAGGTGGCTTTTTTGCATTTTAGGGCGGAAATGTTAAATTATTTGCATTAGTAGGTATAGGAAGACAAATCCCATTCTGACCGCCGAAACTTCCCGGCAGGACGACTCAGAGACAGCTTGGGATACCCACTGAGATTAAGGAAATATCATGTCATCAACCTTTACAGGTCCAATTCGCATTTTCAAACGTAACAACCCAACAAATAACGGCGTAATCGCCCCAGACAACACTGGTGCAGCTTCAGCTTCGCAACAAAGCTACATTACCAACCCGATCACTACGACTACAGCAACGACTACAGTATTTATTACTGCCGATGTTGGAACAACTTCTGTAACCCCATTTGTACTGCCAGCAGGTGCATTAATCAGCAACATTCGTTTATACCAAACTGATGCGCCTGTCGGTTTAGTTGGCGGTGTTATTACTGTAGCTATTGTTCAAACTAGCCCAGTTGATGGTTCTTTGACAACTACAACTATTGGTACAATTACTCCTACAGCAGCCGGCGGTATTATTGCTTACGTGCCAACAGCTACTGCAGCTGTAGCA